CTACTCTTTTCATAAACATGGTCTTCTCGTCTAGCGGGAGCAGTAAGAAGTGGAGATTCTTCTTCACCCCCAGCTGCCTCTTCGCCACCTAGCTCTAAGTCCCCCAATCCTTCTTCGCCACCCAGGTCCCCCAATCCTTCTTCGCCACCCAGGGCCCCTAACTCTCCGCCGAGCGCATCTTCCGCGCCCTGTTCGATAACAGCCTCAAGTGACTGTTGATATTTACGATCATAAAATGTTTCTCTCTGGTTTCTAAGGAATTCTTCGTCCGACATCCCTAGAATATTTTTAGAGACCCACTGTTTACTATAGACTCCTTCGGGGATTGCATTCGCTACATCAAACTTAGATCTCATATATTCAAGCTGTTGTAGCTCTGCCAGTCGAGATGGATTATTCAACGATAACGCAAACCCTAGTAAATCTTCCCCCCTAAAACCTATGGTATAAAGATGCACTACGGCCATTTTCTCAAGTTCAGATAAGAAAGCCCTTTGAAGCCTTTGAATCGTTCTTGCGAAACGAATATCTTTTTGTGCCAGAGTTGTTTTATCTTCTTCAGCGCCTTCTAAATTCGTGAGATATGCTTGAGGTATTTTAATAGCCGAGAACAATTTGTCTCTCATATATTTAACATCTTCAATATCATCAAGATTCTTGGCACCCTGTAAAGAAATAATATCAGAGCCCACACCTCCTCGCATAGGGATAAAGTAATCTTCTTCAAGAGATAGGGGGTTATAACGAAGGTCTACGCGTCCTGTTGTCGCGTCGACTAATGAGTTACGCTTCATCTCTGTTTTTACTTTTTCCATATATTGCGGGACATCTTGTGGTGGGATATTACCAACATCAATCTTAAATACTCGACGCTCTGGGGCTCGAACGACTCGATAGGCAAGCATTGCATCTTCAATAAGAACAAGCTGGCGCCAAATACGGCGAGCAGGCTCTAGAACTGACGTGCCATATGGGGCATTTTTGTCGTTCCCGAGGACCCGGAAATGAGCAACCTGCCAATTTTCGAAAGACATGCCGGCGCCGTTCCATTGGAATTGAACATAATTTGGGTTTGTTGGGTCTTGTCCCTCCAATCTTTCGATTTCGCTATTTGGAAGACCAATAACAGATTTAATACCGAGCTTTTCATCAACGTCTAAATAAAGAAAAAAATCTCCGTATTTACACATGGACCGTGCCCACCCAAATGCATTGAATTCAATATTAAGAGCATCATAAAACAAAGATTCAAGAATAGTTTTAATTTCTAAATTCAAACACTTAACAGTCAATAACTTGTTAAATTCGTTTGCCGTCGACATTTCGTCCGCATAAATATCTAATGCCGACGCAATCTCTGGCATGTACTCCATCTGGTCAAAATCAATATAACGCTCATTGCGGTTTTGATTCCGCATCGCATACGATGAAAGTACATTATAGTTTTGTGATAGATTGTTATCTGCTCGTTGGAACTCTTGGCCGCTCATCGAGCGGAATCGATAACGATATTTGTCCATATCGTTGCGACGTTCTTGCCGCGCAATCTGAGCTCGATAATTTATAATAGGCCCAGATAAAAGCCTAGTTAATCTCTTAAAGAGGGGAGCTGCTGGATTTCTTGGATTATTCTCGTTTTTAGCCATTTCTTAACCCTTTATTAGCGCAATATACTGACGATTAAATTCTTGCGCTTCTCCTGTTCTTTGATTTTCTTTCGTCATTTGATGTCCTTGCATACCAGGAATGCTGGTAGAGATATTTGTCTGTGATGTGGAGATAGAAGATATAAATTGTTTACTATATTCGACACTCTTTTGACTTTCAACAATTACGGTATCCCTCACCCAACATCCAATTGCAAATGATATAACCAAATCGTCATTGTAGCTTCTCATTGCCTGTGGGCGCCCAGACTGCCAAATGAATGTTTTCATTTCAGAAAGCAGCCGATTGGAGTTGATTGTAATTAGTTTATTTCTCATAAACTCCTCCATCTTTGCTACAATCAAAGGGCGCGTTTTGGAAGAGGTTGTAAAGCCTGGGATAGAATTTGATTGCCATTGTGCCGTGACCGGGTCGACGTATTGATGATCTCCCTTGGTTGAGTGATATAGGTTAGGATAACCTTTATCTAGAAGTTTTTTAAGTACTGCGTATCCTATATTGTTGTTTTCTATGACCAACATAGGGTTCCCATACTCGGTAGCCACATTATACAAAATGTCGGCGAAATCATCAGGAGTAGGTTTGCCAATATATTCCCCAACCACTTCCATGGTCTCTAGTTCAAATACGTGAAAAGCACTGTTATCCTTTCCATCCCCCCGGGCGACGTCGGCAACGATTAAGTAAGGTTTTTCCGGATCGTGTTGTTTCCAGATCCAGTAATTTCTATCGAAACCAGTTCGGTATTGGGGCGCCGAGGTTCTCTCCAAATACCACTGTAGATCGTCTGGGTGGATGACCGTCTCGCCAGAAACATTAAAATTGCATTCTAATTCTTGAGCAACTTGTCGCTTAGACATATTCTTGGTCTCTTTTTCAAACCAAGCTTTATCTCTATCTGGGTGTTCGTCCCACAATAAAGTTGTCATATAAAAATCGTTTGTTCCGTTCTCGGCCTCAACGCAAGTTTGGTGGAACCAATTACCCACCCCATTTGGAGTAGAAAGGGCAATGCAACGCCCTCCGGTTGATAATGTAGGGTAAAGAGCGGTCCATAGCTCTCCTAGTTTTTCAACGTGAGCGGCTTCGTCAACAACTAGTAAGGAAAGAGCTTCTGAGCGGCCCGCGTCAGCGGACGTTGAAGAGCCTTTAATTTGAGATCCGTTCGAAAGTTCGAACGAAGTTCTGTTGTCAATAGTAATTTCTGATATTCTCATCCAAGGCGGCAGATGTTTAATTATTGCTTTTACCTTTTTTACAAGATTTGTAGCAGTTTGTAATTTAGTCGCAACAACAAGAATATTTTTATCACGGTGGAAAAGCATTAGCCAACTAATATATGCTGCTGTGATTGTCGAAATGCCCAGCTGCCGAGCCTTAAGAATAACATTGAAGCGATAATCGTTAAAGTCCTTAAGTAACTCCTGCTGATAGTTGTATGCTTTAAACGGAATAAGGCCCTTCTGGGGATGAGAAATGCGACAATAATTCATTGTAAAATAAACTGGGTCTTTGCCGGCCTTTATGACCTCTCTTAAAATCTCTTGTTTTGTTAGGGTGTTCCCCATAGCATCTGTTATTTGCCTTTGCGAGTATCATTGGACGGGCGCTTGTTCTTGGGCCCCAGAGATAACCAGTCTTTATAGGCCTTGTCTAAGCGTTCTTCGTCGCTTCCGGCTTCGACTTCTCCAACATCTTTTAAGCCACCAATTCGATAATCACAGTGGGCCTGGACGTCTGTCCGATAATTTGACATGCGCTGAACTAAAATGTGATGGTCTCCCTCTTTTGTTAGAGCGAGCGTATCGCCGGTAATAGACTTATATTCTTTTTTAAGAAATTTTACAATGTCCTGTAGGTGTCGAATAACATCATTCTCAAAACCTTTATCCTTAACGTCTTTAATTCTTGTTTCTGCTTGATATTTTATCCTTAGAATAGGTCCGTGAAAAACCACCCCAAAGCCATCCATCACACGACGATCGTGGATATAATGCCCGTTTTCTCTTTCCAGGCCGGCCGAGCGCGCTTTGCCGTCTGTTTGTAAAGACTCATCATGAGCCCCATCATATGCGTTGGCCGCGGCCTGGTTAATTCCTTGAATGATTTCATATACTGTAGCCATTTTATTCTTCCTTATTCGGTCTCCAACCGGTTGCCCATCTTTCTTCCCGCATGTCGATATATTGTATATAGCACCCGAAGCAAGCGTCGAACTTATTCATATACAAATCATCTCGCGGATGAAAAGAATATTTTTCACAAACAGGACAAGTCCTATTATGGTCTCTAGTAAGTAGTTTTTTGTTTATTAAAAATCCGTCTTGTTCCACTTTGTCTTGGGATTGAGCTAGTTTGGAAAATTTACGTTGCTCCTCTAGGGACTGAGTGATGTAATTTTTTTCTTTGTTCTCGTCCCAAAATCTGCGAGGATTATTAATTGTTTCTTCCCCGTACTTTTGAGCAATTGCTTTTTCTAATTTGGGGATATAGTTAGGGTCCTTGTTGGTCATGACATAATCTCGGCATTAGATGCGACAGCAATTGCTTCCATTATAAAGGGCGGGTACGAGGCCGTGGTGGTGTCGGCAACACCGCCCCCGGCGCCGCCCCACTTTAAATACGCGGTGCCCGAGCGAATTGCGGCACCCAAATAATAAGTGGTTGACGTTCCGGGAGTGAGGCCATCAACAAGCCATTCAACATGAGTAACCGAATCTGCCGCGCTGTTGCTGGCCGTTCCAGTGAGGAGTACTCTCTTTTGATATTGGTTGCCTAAAAATGTCCCGTTCAAAGCAGTACATAGCGCAAATAAAATTGTATTCGCGTTGGAAACGTCAATAGTAACCTGGACTCTGATGCGAACCTGTCCACTTTGGGGTACCACGAATTCCACCTTACACACACCATAACCATCGTTGTCGGCAGATGGGTGCCACTCTGCGGCCGTCGAGGGCGCGGACGATAGCGTCCAAGACCATGGGCCCGGGAGGTCCGCGTCGAGGTAAGTTTCTCCTATCACCAAGCCGCCGACTTGTTCGAAGTCTACAGGAGCGATGACGCCCTGCTGGCCTGGATCAACGCGCGCAGGGACAGCAAGATCGGCAACGGTTAAATTCGAAACGTACGCAAAGTCCAATAAGTCCACTTTGCGCAGATATTTCTGAATGAACGCCAGCAGGCGGCTTCGAGTTCCTGCCTCGGGTATACTCACTTAACAATCTCCGTTGACAATGCAAAGATTCCCAACGAAGCAAGTGTTCCAATCCCGAACCCCAGAGCAACCATCCAAGGTTCTGAATTCGGATTCTGTTTTAAAATTAACTCCTGCAATCTATCGTTCTCAGATGTTTTCAAAATCATCATCGATTCATATTTATCTTTCCACGATGTAACTTCGATATCTTTATAATCTAATTGAAGCTGAAATCTTTCTTCTTGTATCTTAAGCTCATATTCAATCCTCAGATCACATTCTGTATCTTCAAATTTCTTTTCAATAACGATTTTGGCTGCAGCATCAAAAGATAATAAAATTCCATCAAAGGGGGCGGGGTCCCCCGCTTCGAGTGCTATAATATCATATTCGGGCGTTAACTCACTAACTTCTTCGGCAACAACAATTGCCGGACAAATCAAAAATGAAATTAAATAAAGTGATAATATTTTCTTAACCATATTCTAGTCCAAAAGCTTTTGCTATCTCTTTGGATAACTTTTCAGGATCATTATAGCTTTCTTCAACCAGTTTTTTAAGCTCTGCTTTTTTTTCCTTGTCAAGAGTTTCGCCTCTTTTGGCAAATTCCTCTTCCAGTTCTCCCATTCGCTTCAGGTGCTCTTTTAGTCTCTCATTCTTTTCAGATATTTCTGTATTGTGAATATGACTAAGAGTCTCCATCTCCGCGTCGTGTGCGTCGCGTTTAATCTCCGATAGGTCCAGAAGCGAAGCGATATAGGCTCCGTTCCTGGTTAATAAATAAAGTAGGAACGCAGCGAGGAGACCCAACACCATTATCGTAACCCACCAAAACTTTTTGACATAAAGATAAATTTTCTTGGCTACTAATTTAGCTTTTAACCACATCACTATTTAACACCCCTCAGGCGCGCGACAGTATCCACAACGGTTTGGCCTCCGATATAGACACAAGTGATAGTCACCCAATCGCTGGATGCTAAGTCCGCAAACAACAAAAGACCCGTCGCTGTGGTCCATGCTAATAATTTACGAGAGACGAGCTTGTTTAGGCTCTTGTCTATTATATGTCTCATTATACTAAACTCCTTTATATAATTAGATGAAGCGTAGAAGTATGTCTAAACAACTTTTTAAATTTATTGGTTGACGTGTGCGTAGCCGCTAGACTTATCAATAGTTATCTCCACGTCAACGATGTCCTTTAAAGAATCCACGTGAGATATAAGAATGACTGTCTTAAAATACATCTTGATCAATTGAAGGATTCTAATAAATCCCTCCATGTTGTCTGCATCTAGAGCTGTGCCGGGTTCGTCGAGAATAAAGATATTACCTTTGGGCATCGACGACACCGATAAAAGAGCAAGACGTATCGCCATGGCGGCCACCGTCTTTTCGGCGCCCGAGCCCATTTCAATAGGCCGCGGCTCGTGTGTGGGGTGCTTAATAAGAATATCGAGTTTACGTCCGTCCTCTTGGAAAAAGACTTCAAAGTCAACAATATTAGAAATAACTTTTGCAACCTCTTCGTTAATTACTGGTAGTCGTTTTTTGATAATATCGTAAGCAATCCCGTTAGAATGCATACAACGCATGAATAAATCATAGGCCGCATATTCCTCACGAATATTTAAAAGTTCTACTTTTCTTTCTTTTAGC